GCCGAGCCGTAGCCCGAGACGATACCGTCAGTAAGCGCCGTGGCGCGATCCAGACCGGAGGGGTGGAACGCAGGGCGCAAGCCGAACGGAGCGTTTGTTGCAGACATAGTCTTGCTCCTTAAAAGTTAGCCCTCGAAAACGGGGGCACGGTTGGTTTGCTGTTGATCGAATCTGTCCATCCCTGATTCCATCTGCACCAACTTGCGACCAGAGCTGTCTTTTGCACTGAGGCTCTCGACTTGGGAGCGAATACGCTCTTCTTCCGCGAGGGGAGCGTCGTAGTGCATCTGCGTCATGACTTCTTGGTAGACGTCCATCGGCAGTTTGAACAACAACATCTCGTTACATGCTATGTACCCAACTTGCTCGCCAGCCTTGACACGATAGCTCTCAAACCCTTTTACCTCATCCGCCGTCACGGGTACGTAACCGAGTCGAACTCTCTTGTCAATGGTGTCGTATGGGTTGGTTGTGGAAAGCCAGCACGTATGCCATCCCGGGATTTCGGGAACTTTGGGCAGAGCCGATTGCGTCCACTCGTCGCTCCACATCTTTCGACGTTCCTGCGCACTCATGAACTTTTCCTCAGGTGGTCGACGGCTTGCGTCCTCGCTTGCGCGATCATTGCGGCCACCGGCCTGAAGAGATTTTTTAAGACGAGAATCCATTTTTTAACTCCTGTAACCTTGTGATTGACGAGCTGCGGCTGCGTAACGTTTGATCATCTTGTTGCGTTTCTCTGGGTCATCCCAAAAACCCGCATCCTTCATCGCCCGAACTTGTTCAGGCATTAAAGTGAAGGTGTTTTTTCCACCCGCCCTTGAGGCTGATTCACGTCCAGAGCCAGTCACGATACCCCTTGGTTTACTCCGTTGATTTGGATTCTCATCGGTGTTTGGATTGTATCGGTGTGATACGTATTTTTGCAAGCGATTGTCAAGCTCATCCCAATACTCCTTGGAGGTGGGGTCCCAGCCTTCTTGGGTCAGAGTCTCGTCCACTTGCTTGGCGATCTTGCTGTCGAGGTCCTTGCCGTCAGGGTTGAACCACGAGTTGCGCTCCATCCAGTCGGCAGCGTTGCGCTGCAGGCGTGGATCTGGAATGCTGGACTCCTGACGTGGCTGGACTGCGCTCTTCTTCAGGTTGCGCAAAGACTCAGCCTGCTGGCGAGCCTCCATCCACATCTCCTGAGCCTTCGCCATGGCGTTGCCGTCGCGGGACTCTGCAGCCTCGGACAGCTTCATCTTGGCGTAGTTGATGCGCAGCTCGGCGTCCTCAATGGCCTTGTCGATACGGGCCAAGTCGGCAGAGTGCGTCTTGCGCTCCACCACGGACAGCCGTTGAATCAGTTCTTGATTCTGGCGTTCAAGCATTTGCAGCTTGAGTTCTTTTTCGACGTTGGTCTGGCGCACCAGTTGCTTCTTGGTGCGGCGACGTTCACGCTTGGCCGCTCTCAGGGCCTCGGTGTCGTCCGGGTGGTCTGCGTCACCATCCGACTCACCAGCATCAGCCATCTTTGGCTCGTCGTCGTCGTTGTCATCCTCTTTCCCTTGCGGATTGGGGATGCTGTCAGGAAGGTCGACAACAGCAGAGCCGTCCAACTCTTCCTTGACTTCAATTTGATCGTCTTGTGCTTGTTCTGCCATGATTTACCTCAGATAAAAGAACGCATCTCAAGGGGACTGCACGTCACCTTGGCGATGACTTCGTGGTCATTCAGGATCATGAAGAGAGCGGGGTCTTCAAGGTGGTCCTCACCCGGCACTCTCACCTCCCAGCGATCTCCGCCCCACTTTGGGACACGGATGTAGTCGCCGGCAACACACCAAGAGCCCTCGGGCCAGCCTTGCATGGTGTCGCGGTTCTTGAATGCGAGAGGGCCAACCTCGATGACTTTCGCCACCATGTTGTTCCACTTCTCGGCCTCCTTGGTCTCCTCGACCAAGATGATCCCAGCAGATGTCGTCTTCTTTTTGGTGCGGCGCAGTTGCACAAGGATTCGCCCACCAAGAGGTTTCGCACCGGGATCTACGCTCGGAAAAGCCCAAGCAATGTCAGCGTCGTTAAACACTTCCGGTTCATTCATCGTTGTCATTGTCTTCCTTTAGAAGATTGTTCAAGATTTGCAAAGACTCACCGAGTCCTGCGTAATGACCAGTCATACGGTGGTAGGTCTCCCACGTCGCAGCATTTCCAGCCGCCAAGGACAGGCTTATTTCAGCCTTTCGAGACTCAATCGCACCAATGAGGTCGGAGATGGTTTTCATTTTTTCTTCTGGCTCAGTGCGCCTCCTTTGGGTTGCGCAGGCTTGGAGCCTTGCGACTTCAGGGATGTGCCATCGAGCTTCTCACCGGCAGCGATACGCTTGTGCATGGGCACGGCTTCATTGTGGTATGGGTTGGTTGCCATTTCAGACTCCAGTTTCAATAGTGAATTGATTGCCTTTTTTCATGTTTTCAATTGCAGGGATGATCTGCAAATTTTCAGGTACATGAAGACCTGAAACCAATTTTCCTTGAAGCGGGATGATGTGATCAACAACCATCCCAACTTTTCTGGCTTGAGCGTAAATCTGACGGATCTTTGCAAGGTCAGACCAAACCGGAGTTCTTTGCATTTTGGAAGATCTTCTGGCGGCAGTTTTTGCTGCCACAAATGACCTGAACTGCGGATCTTCTTTGTAGCGTTTGCGTTGATACTCAACCGCCTCCTGATACAGCTTTTGCTTAAATTCAGGATCTTTTTCTTTCTTGCGCTTACATCTCTCAGCAGCCTGCAAGCTCAATAGCTTTCTTAACTCTGGCTTGCTTGATCTTGCTCTTGATTGTTCTTTGCAGCAAAGCAAGCATGCGCGATTTGCAAGATAGCGCTCACCAGAGGCATCTGGATGCTTTGTGCAAATTGAACCAAAGTAAGTTGCCATGTTACCCAGCTAAGTTTCGTTGTGCCTCTTGCTGGAGGCGGATTGCAGTGTCGAACTGCTCTGCTTGCAACGCCTGATCCTTCTGGGTCAGTCGTGCAGTCTCGATGCGCTCTTTCGTGAGGTTGTCCACAGAGTTGAGCGCGATGTCCATTTGCTCTTTGCGGCTGAATTCGGCAGCGTCCTGCTGCAGTTGCTGCGCCTTGAGATCCAGCTCTCCGGCGTCCTTCTTGGCGCGGCGCTCTGTCTCGGCCATAGAAGTCTCGCGCAGGACCATTGCCTCGGGTGGAAGCTGTGGCTTGGGCGTGAGTTGCTGCATGGACTGGATCAGTTGCTGGATCAGCGGGATGATCTGAGAGAAGGCCTTCTCGCTGTCGATCTTGACGTGCTGAGACGCAACGGCGAACACCTTGTCGATCTCTGCCGTCAGTTGCTTGTTCTCGTACTCCTCCTCGGTCAGAGGCTTGTCGCCACGGGCCTTGGAGACGTAGCCGTTCATGCGGTTCAAGTACCACATCACCATGTGCTGCTTGATGTGCTCCAAGCTGCGCGGCAGGTAGAACGAGGCCATGATCGGGTTGCCGCCGAACGCAGGGTTCAGGGCGAAGTCCAAGTGGCTCTGGATGTGCGCCAAGTGGTCCTGCTGCAAATACGCGAAGGCGTTCTGGCCCAGAGCCATGGCGACGTTCTCGTCCGCTGGCGTGCGCTCCTCGGGGGCAGGGGTGTCCTTGAGCAACTCGTTGATGCCCGGGATCTTCAACTGCTTGAGCAGGCGCTGCTCGACGGCTTGGCGGTTGTACAGGTCCGGGGCCTTATCAGCACGGGCCAGCACAGCCTGCATCTGGGCCATGCGCTGCGTCTCGGAGAAGATGTGGGGGTCAGACACCGGCACCACGTCAGTCGTGCGGCGGAAGTCTTCTGCCTTGATCTCCAGATCGGCAACGAGCTCACCCTTGCGTTGGTCTTCCAAGTACCAGCGGTTCAAGCGGCCAAGGATCTTCAGGACACGGGCCTGCGAGTCGTGCAGACGGGCATGGATGGCGGAGAACACCGCGGCTCCCTGCTCGATCAGCGCCTGAGTCGTGCCCACCGGGGTGTTGGCGTTGACGTCAGCAATCTTCTCTTCTGCGGTGGTGACCACGCCACGGGCCGCTTTGTCGAGGTAGCCCACCAGCTCATACAGCACC